AGGTAATTTACCAAAGTTATTATCTTGCGGTGGATTAAACGTGTCATCTTTTGGTAATATTTTATCTGCGCCTGTTCCTGTTTCTTTTACTTTATAAACTTCGTTCATGTAAGTTTTATAATTAAAATATAAAACTTGAACTTTATTTGTATCTTCTTCGCTATAACTATAACCTTGGTTATAATTAGTTTTGTTATAATTTTTATTTTTAACTATATCTTCTAATTCTTCCTGTGTTAAATGTGGAAATTGTTTTACAAGTTCGTTTATAGGTATATTTTTTACTTCACCAGCGTAATATATATCATCAAAATAAGGTGATTCAGTGTAAGAATAAACTAAATCAGTTGGATCAACATAATCAACAACTACACCTTCTGAAGTATTAAAAGAAGTTTTAACAGCGCCAATACCTAAAACTGTAAGATCATAGTAAAATTGTTTTTTTATTAACTCATATTTACTACCTTCTAAAAGAGTATTTATAGCTTGTTCTTCTGCTACTTCTACAGCTTGTTTATAACTAAGTTGCATATGCAGTTGTAATTCTTCTTCGCTATCAGGTAAAACTTCTGCTTTACTTTCAGTAAGATCTATACCAAAAGCTTCTTCAGCAAATTCGTTTAATTCTTTAGCTCTCATGTCAGCTAATATACCATCCATATATTCTGTTCTTTTGCTAACACCATATGGATCTTGTGAATATGCTTTTATATCATAAGTACGTTCAGCTATACCGTTTACAACTATGTCAACAAATTTAGGTATAATAGGTACTGGTTTCCAGTCTAAATTAAGATAGGACAAATCACCATTAATAGATAACTCGTCCTTATACTTTTGTATTGATTGCTCGCCTCTAGCATATAATCTTAAATTGTGATAATTATTATGGTTAGTTTGGTATCTATTACTACCTCTTTCAGTATGAAACCACTCAGCTTCAATAGCTTTTGCTACTTTCAAACCATAATCATAGCTCATTTTTTCCAGATCACTTACGACTTGAGAAGGAAAATAACTTTTTACAATCATATTTATTTTTTAATTAATTTTGACATACTGCCTTTGTTTTCATATTTAGCAATACTTATATTTAGTTTAGGTTTTTCTACCTTTGCATTTGGAGCGTATAAATGTCTATTGTTAGCCATAATAGCTAAACCAGAGCTTATAGACGCATCATGCTTTGTTCTTTTATTTATATCAAATTTAGCCCAGTCATTTAAAAGTTCATTAAAATAACAATTACCAAACTGACCATCAGCATTCATACCCACGTGACCTTGAATATACATTTCAATAGCAGCCGCGTGAGCTTGCTTTATATCTTCACTTGAATTTGGTATACCACCTATTTCTTTTTCAGCTGTAGATAATTTATTCCATATTTTATCTGGTCTATTCATACTAAAACCTCTATAACCTCTACGTCTTAAATAATACAATAAACGAGGCTTGTTGTTTTCTGCAAGTAAAGGCATACCATAAAACACTAATGCCATTAACACATCTTCAAAAAATATTTCTGCTGTTTGTGGTCTAGCTAAATACTCTAAAAAAAATTGATTAGCTGGTGCGTCTTCCATGCTAAACTTAGTTAAACCGTGTAAAGCGCCTTTAGAGCCTTTACCGTCTACAGTTCCTGATATATCATACGAGTCACAGCCAAAACCACCCATATGTTCATTACCAGGCCATTTAATACCATTTTTAATTACAACTTTATTTTGCAAATGCTGTGGTGGTACCCAACTTATTTTAAATCTACCTTTTGGATCTGGATAAAATATAACGCTTGAATCTTTTATACCATTAACCCATTGGAAATTACCTTTTGTAATGCCTAATGTTCTAGACATTTCTTCATTGTAATCTATTTGTTCGTATATTTTTACTAAGTTAAATATACTATTTTTTGTTTCATCTCTAAACGCGTGCTCAGTAGTTCTTGGAAACTGTCTGTAAAACTCATTTAATGCGTCTTGATCACCTTTTAAACCATCAGCTTCATTTTGCCAATTGTCTATTACACCTACATCTATTAACTCTCCATGGGGGTCAAAGACTTCATCACTCGGAGTATTGAAGACTGGGCTTCCGTGCTCATCAATAAATCCTTCGTAGTTCCACTCCATTGGGATAAAAAGAGAATATAGTCCAGACGCTGTTTGTCCATTTCTGTTTCGCTTAGTAACGTCGGATGCGTTGTATAGTTTTTTGAAGTTTTCTCCACCTTTGTCTAATGAATTTGATGTTGAGCCCATCATACATTTACCTATAATTCTACTACCTAATCGTAAACATGTTTTTGTAACTCGCCAGTTGTTTAATATATTATCGGGTCTTTCCCATTTGCCACTTTCATCATGTACTAATAATTGAAGCTTTTCTCCGTCATAACTGTTATCACCTGTATTTTTCCAATCAATAGTAGTATCAAGTCCAACCAAGTCTTCCTGCTTTTCGTTAGCAGTAATTTTTTTACGCGTAAACTTACTTGCAGGAACCCTATAAGCAAGCTCAGACTTAGGTCTGTCCATACCGTCTTGAATCGGTTTGAAAAAGAACGGATAGTTGACTGATATTGGTACGACTTTGTCTGTAAACATTTTTTTAGCATCTGCACCTGTTTTAGATAATATACCAAATCTACTATCACTTGCTAAAGTAGCTTGGTTAACTGTTTCAGCTGAAGACATAAAAGAAAAGCCAGATCGTCTGTTTTTAAGATAACACATACCATAACATCTTTTATCTGCTTTGCAAGCTTCCCAGAATATATAAAATAATCTGTTTGCTTCTCTAAAGTCTGGTGCACCTACATCTATTTTGCTCCATTGCAGATACATATAGTGTGTACCTGTTATATATGTTGGTACGCTTTTATTGTCAAACCAGAAACCTTCTTCTCTTCTTTTAAACTCTTCGTCTATGTAATCGTACCACTGCGCTTTTTTTTCTTCAGGATACGCTCTCCAGTCAAATATATTTTTAAGTCTACTTAGTTCTTTTGGATATTCAAATTGTTGCCACTTTTTTACTTCATTAGAAAACACTTGCACTGGCTTTTGTGGCAATGCAATTCGCAAACCTTGTATCTCAAGTATTTCACCGATTTTACCAGTTTTTGATATAACGACAATATCGTTTTCTTTATTATATCCATATTCCCATTTGTTTTTTTTATTAAGCCTTTTTATTGTATTAATCTTAACTGGCTCAACTATTTTAACTAAGTTTTGTTCGTACATTATTTTGATCTACCTTCAGCAAATCCTCTAAATACTTTTTGTTTATCTTCAGGCTCTTTACCTTCTAATAAATTTTCTTCTTCTTGGATTCTATTTAATATTTCAAATGCATCGAATATAGCTAGCTTTTTTGTAGCCGCAGCGTTTTTTAATCTATCAGCTGATATATCATCGTCTGAATCTACAATAGGCTCTTTAGCAACTTTGATTAATTCATCAACTGCCCTCTGCCCAGCCTGGATTATATTCTTTTTCGTCTCCTTGATATTCATATTTAATTGTAATAAATTTTGATAGTAGTCTATATAATTTTTGGCCATCTACAATAAACTCATATTCTGAGCTTGGTCTAAACCCTATTAAATCACCTTCATCAACCGTGCCATCTGTATATTTAACAATACCTACTAAAGGTTGTTCTTTGTCAGTATTTAATTTGTCTGTAGATTTTATTGGTACTACAAAACAATAACCTTTCATAGCTTGCCATTTTCTGTTATGATAGCTAAATATAGCTTTTGGCTTGTGTAAAAATATTTGATCTGGCTGTACTAAATAATTTTCTTCATCAATATAAGCTTTACTGTTTTTTTCTACACCATGTTGATTATGCCATCTTCTAAAAACATTATGATGTACAATTACAGTATCACCAACTTTTATGTCTGTATCACCTACAGTTGGTATTGCTTTTACTATAGCTTCTCTGCTAACATATTGATGATTAAATATTTTAGTATTTACTATTAGCTCTTTACCTTCTATATCTTTAGTGTTGTTGTATCTTGATTTTACAGGTTGTACAACAAAGTTGTAAACCGCTTTCATTAATACTGTAAATTATATTCTACAGATACAGCCATGTTTTTATTAAAATCTTTCCATGGTAAAACATCTTTACCTTTTCTAATGTAAACACTATACTTATCATCTTCTTCAAATATATCGCAAATAGTATGACCACCATACACTTCTTGCCCAACGGCATAGTGCATGGCGTCATTTTTGTAATCTTTACCTATTGATATTTTACGAATCAGCTTGCTCATCTTCTGCGTATTCTATAGCACCGTCCTGTATATTAATATTTACTTTGCCGTACTCTTGCTCAAGCTCTTTTTGTTTTTCTTGAAGTGCTCTTTGAAGTTCAAGAACATCATGCATAATAGCATGTTTTCTAGTTTCAATTCTACCTAGCTCCATTTGAGCTTGGTTTATTGGTGCTACTAAATTTTGAATACTTTTTAATTGTTCTTCAGTAATATTTGTAGGTTTAAGGTCTACTACCTTTTCTTTTTTTGCCATTTTATTTAATTTAAGTTAATTTATTTATTTTTAATACTCGCAGTGAATTATAAAAGTCACTGGATTTGCATTACACAGCTCTTCGTTGTCAGCTATAGCGTCAACATTGTTTGCTGTTAAAGTTATGTCTTGCTTGCTAGAACCAAAAGTACCTATACTATCTATAGTACCTACAGAATCACCTGTACCTGTTACTAATACATCTCCAACTGCAAAAACGTTTTCTGCATTTGGATCATTGTTTGCCGATCCCTGTAAGTCTGTTGGTATTGTAGTAGTGTTATCAGCTGATATAGCACCTCTTACTAAAACTGCAGTACCAAAGTCTGGTTCACCAGCTGTACTTGCAACACCTATACATATCTTACCGTTAACACCGTAGCCGTCAAACTTAATACTACCATCTGCACCTATCATTCTTGAAGGCTCAATAATTAAATCAGGATTTTGATTACCGTCTGTATTGTCTGGTGAAGAAACGTTTACAGTATCTATATTATCAGCAGTTGCTGTTACATTGTAAACGCCGACTAAATGTCTAAAAAATCCTGTACCGTTTACAGTAGCATTTACAGTTCCTAAACTTGGAGGCACAGTACCGTCAGAATCAGGGCTTGCAAATATAAGCTCGTAGTTACTAACTTGACTTGTACCATTAGTACCTCTTTCTATACAAGTTACACCTAAAACTTTAAAAGCTTTTTTTGTAGGCACAGTTTTTACCTCCCAATCAGCTACTAAATCTCCATTGCCAAAAGCTGTTATACAGTTTGCTCCACTTATTGTTGGTTTTAATTCTATATTAAAATATCCCATTTTTTTATTTTTTTACTTTTTCTAGTGAACGTCCGCCAAAATAAGCACCGATCACAGTTATTAATACTAATTGTAAAAGATCTACGTATGAATCTTTTACATTGAAATTTATTTTACCAGCGTCAATAAATATAAGTAACATTGTACATACTACTAAAAATATTAATACTAGTGGTCTTATATTTTTGCTTAGCCACGAGTCTGAGTTCATGTCTAACTTCCATCTTTCAGTTACTTGTTTTTGCATCTCAGCTTCGTAACCCATAATTAAATCTTTTATCTTTGCTTCAGCCGCTAGCTTTTCTTCTTTAGTTGTAGTTAGATTATCTAATACTCCTCCTACGTTTTTTACTAATTCACCAGCTCCTGCTGAAAATACTTTTCCTAATATACTCATAATTTATTTTTTAATATCCACCACCACCGCCACTACTAGTAGTAGTTTGTGTACTTGTTATTGTTGGTGCAGTTAAAGATGCGACAGCACTGGCATGGCTTGCGCCTCCCATATAACCTGTTTGGCCTTGATACATATGTGTGTGATAACCCTGAACGTTGTTTTGACTAGCCCAGTCTATTGCTTCTTGAGGAGTTGAATACAAAGGTATACCGTCAATTGTTGTTAATATCATATACTTGCTGTTTTTTCCCAAGGAAAATCATCACCGGCTTCTTTCCACTTGCCATCTACTTTAATCATATCTTTACCATTAATAGTTTCTCTTGGATATGTTATACCATCATAATACACGCTATCATCATTATAAGCTAACTTACCAAGTTTCATGTCTGTAGCGTGTCTCATTTCGTGTAATAATACTTGTCTTTCTTCTTGACTACCAGGTTGTATTTGATCACTAATATATATGCTACCATCCATGTTAGCTTCTCCTAATATACCTTGATCTAACTTTTTTCTAACAACAGGATTTCCAGACACAGAAGCATCGTCTGATTTAAAGCTTAGTTTTTTATTTACAACACCACCACTAGCTAACGGCTGTCTTGCTTTACCTAATTTAAACGCCATTATTTTTCACCACACTTTTTACTTGGATTACCAACCTGTCTCCAGTCTTGTTTTACCCAAGTTTTTAAACTACCACCACTACTAGTACCAGTTACATTACTTTTACTTGAACGTCTATATTTACCAGCTTTACCTGCAGCTCTTTTAGCTCTAACTACTTTAGCCCTTTCAGAGCTACTCATGCTAGCTATTTTAGCTTTAGGTAAACATACTTTAGTAGTACCACCACCTTTTTGTTTTACCTTTGTAGGCGAAGACTTACGGCAACTACCTTTGGCACCTTGTCTTGTACCTGGTACTCGCTCATAACCTTTCCAACAAGGCAGTGGACTATTTTTAGCAAATTTAGACGTTATGTCGTACATTACTTCTTTTTCATTTTCATTTTCATAGCTGAAGCTTTTTTCATCATCATAGCTGATTTTTTAAGCATAGCCATAGATTCTTTTTTCATCTTCATTGCAGCTTTTTTCATTTTAGCTGGAGAAGCATCAACAGCAGCTTTAAATTTACCACTTAACTTACCAGCTGCAGAAGCTGCTTTTAGTTTTGCGTTAAATTTAGCAGGAGCTTTTTTCATTTTAGCAGGTGACTTTTTAGCCATCTTTGCCATTGATTTCTTTTTCATTTTTGCAGGAGCTTTTTTCATTTTTTATTTTTTATATGTTTATACATTGAGTTACCTAATTGTTCGCCCATCTTACTGTCTGACTTATAGTGAGCACGGGCAACTCTACGACTATAAGATATATTTTCACCTGTTTTAGCAAAAGCTGATTTTGCTTTAGGATGCTTATCGCCTAATACCTTTGCTATTAAAATACCTTGAACTGAGTGACCAGAAGGATATGATTTAGTCTTCATTGAAGCCATTTCATAGTTAGGTAGTTTTTTATCTAACTCTTTAGGTCTTGGTCTATTATGAAACTTCTTTAATTCTAAGATTACAGGTGCAGAGTCTTTTATTAACTTAGCAGCAACCTTTTTATCATAATCTTGTACATTATTGTCTTTAGCGGTCTTAGCAAATGCAGTTTCTATATTATCAAACTTCTTTACAAAGTCTTTTTTTAAAGGTATTTTTTTAAGTTCGTTTAACTCTGTATGAGTTGTATAGCCATTATTAGAAGGTGGCTTCATTTTTTTAAACGGACCTATATCAAAATCTTTTAGCACTTTCCTTTTTTCTGTGTTCTAGAAGCCCACATATTAGCATAAGCACTAGGATATACTTTAAATTTTCTTCTTGCAGCAGCTTTACAGCTAGCGCTAAGCTTAGCTAAGGCTGGTGAAGTTTTCATTTTTAATTTTCCTGGACTTGGGTCAGTTTGCTTTCTTTTTCTTTTATCTTGTGTTTCAAACAAACTTTTATTTGTTTTTTTATTAATATGATCTCTTTCATACTCGTCTCTCCAATTAGGCTTTTTAACTACTTTTTGTTTAACTAATTTGTCTTTCAAACCACGCTTTACTCCAGCAGCTCCACCTGATACAAGGCCTTGAGCACTTTCTGCTAAACCTTCTTTCAAATTTTTCTTTAAAGTTTTTTTGCCAGCTTTTTTAGCTTTGTATTTTTTATAACTGCTTTTAAGTTTTCTAGCTACTTCACTACCACCACCAGTCATTACACCTTCTGCAATTCTTTGAATTTTGTTATATCTTTTTCTCTTTTTTTCTCTTTTTGCTATGTTATTATCTCTTGCAGAAACCATTTTAGTAGGTGATTTTTTACCTGCAGCCTTTTCAGCCATTGCGGCTTTTACAGCCATCTGTTGTTTTCTAGGCATGTCTTTTACTTTTTTTCTAGGCATAATTATTTCTTTTTATTAATGTTAAACTTTTTGTTAACTTTTGCTTTTTTAAATTGAGGTGGTTTAAAGCCAGTTTTTTTACCTCTTTTATACATACTTTCTCCTGCTGCCATAATTGCACCTCCAACAAGAGAACCTCTAAGACCTAGTCTAGCAGCTCCACTAACAGCTTTGCCAAGTTTAGGTAATGATTTTTTTGCTGCTCTAGCAAATTGTTTAACGCCAGAAGAAAAATTAGAATTAGTTTTTGAAACAGCTTTTCTAATTTTGCTAGTTGTAGATCGTTTTAAATCTTTAGCGCTAACAGATACTTCAGATTTAAATTGTTTAGCTACATTGCCAAATCCTCTTTTAGCTTTACTGGCAGTTGAAGCAGGTCTTTTACTTATTTTATCTGTTGACCTACCAGTATGCAGTGTTGATTTATTAGGTCGTCTTCCTGGTTTTAATAGTTTTGTAGGCGAGGCATTTTTTAAGCCAGGCCCTTTCATTTTAAATGGTCCTTTTTTCATATTTTTATATTTTTTAACATTTCCACCTACGTCTAGCTGCTTTACCTCTTTCACCAGTCCAGCCTTTTGATCTAGCACAGAATGATTTTCTTCTTTTAGCAGCTTTACTACCTGGTTTAACTTTACCAGTAACTGCGGTTTTTAATTTACTTCCTGGGTTTTTAGCTCTATATGATGCAACACCTTTTGCAGTCATACCCGCACCTTCTTCTACAGTTCTAAAATTACGACCTTTACCTTTAGTTGTTTTTCTAGGCTCATTACTTTTCATTAACGGTGAGCCTAAGTTTCTACGTCTACCACAGCTAGATACAGGAAAAGGGTTACCGCTCTGAACGTAACCCTCAGACTTATTAAACATTTTATTTTGCATTGGTGAGCCTGGCATTGTTATAATCTTTTTCTATTAGGATTTTTTCTTTTTCTTTTAACATTACCTATAACTTTTTTAGCTTTATCTCTTACGCCTCTTCCTATACCAGATAATACTCCTCCTCCAAAAGATAACCCCGCTACTTTTGCCGCAGCTCCGGCTGCTGCTGGAAATGCTGCAGCTGTCATAAGTGCTCCTGCTGTTGGTAAAGCAGCTTGAACAAGATCACGCCCTGTTTCTCTTAATTCAGATTTAAGTTTTGCACGTCTTTGCTTACGAGTAGTTTGAGAAGTTATTCTACCTTTAGGACTTTTGTGGGTAACAGTAGGTCCTGCAACTCCTTTTTTAAACTCACGCGTTTTAGTATAACCATCTTTAAAAGTTTTAGTAGTTTTAAAAGA